ATTTTCCAAAGTGTTCAACAATCTGATTGAGAGAGTCTGTAAAATTACAGAAAATGATTACTTTCTTTCCCTGTTCTAAAATGTTCTCCGCTAATTCTATTGTTTGGGAAATTTTTTCATTCGCAATCACTTGTCTTACTTTTGTAAGTTTAGTGAATTGTACTGTTAATGATTTAGACTCGTCAGGGTTTTTTTCGTACCAATTAAAATATTCACCCATTAACTCTTCGTAATCTTTTGACTTTAGTCTTAGATAGACGGGGGTAATAATTTTATCAGGTAAGTCTAACACATCTTCTTTGAGTCTTCTTGTGATTGTGTTGGATGTTCTCTCACGTAATTCCTCTAAATTTGAGGAACCCATCACGTTCCAAACTTTTCTCGCTCCAACCTTGAATTGATACCCACTACAATATCTTATAACATAAGCCATCCAATTCTTTGCAACAGGTGAATCAACAAGGCTTAATAAATTGTAATAGTCTATTGGACGTGAGGTCATTGGGGTACCAGTCAACAACCACAAACGGTCAACTCTTTTAACGATGTCGTTTATTACTTTTGTCCTTTGGGCTTGAGCATTTTTGATATAGTGTGCCTCATCAACGACCACCAAATCAAAATTGGCAGATAAAATTTGAGAATCATCTTTCTTTTTAGAGTCATGGAAATTTTTTAATATGTCGTAGTTTATTATAACAAAGTCGTGTTCGGTACTGAAATTCTTACCTTCCGCAATATAAATTGTTCTGTCCGAGTAATTTTCAATTTCTCTCTTCCAATTTATCTTCAAAGTTGCTGGACAAATTATCAAAACTTTTTTTGCACCTGATTCTAAAGCTGCGATAATGGTCGAGGTTGTTTTACCTAAACCCATATCGTCGGCTAAAATGTATTTTTTATTTTCAACTAATTTTTGAATTGCTTCTTTTTGATGGGACAGCGGAGGTCTTTTAGAATATTTGTCGTAGTTAATTACAACATCTTTTACAGTATTGTCTTTGATAATTGAAGCTTTGGGTAACCAAAAATCATGTAGTTGTTCGGTTTCAAAAACTTTCCCCCAAATATGATATGCTTTGTCTTTTTCTGCCAATAACTTTTCTACCCAAACCCTTTGAGGTACTTCAGTATACAATTTATCATCAGCTAGTTTTTGTGCGAAGTATGCATCGAGAATCACCCACTTCTTTGCAACCTTAGGTTGTTTGTCGTGGTTGTTAATTATATATTCGGATTGACTTCTTGTTGGATAGAATTTCTTATTTATTTGAGATTTTCTTTTTAACTCCAATATATAATTGTTCGCTCCTTCATAATTTTCAAGTAGCGAAAGTGCTTTTGATTCTAATGATATTTCGGTTAAACTCATTTTACCTCGACATGGGTTCTCCCATCTGACCAATAATTTTCATCACCATAGTAGATGAAAATCTCTTCTCCTTTTTTAATTGGTTTTGTTGAGAAGAATATGAATGTTTTATTTTCAACGTCATTTGTCCAATTAGCGTTTGGTGTATTTGAGTGGTTGTATAATGAACCGTATCCAAGAGCAACAACGAAGTTTGTCCAAGATTCTGACCTCGGCCATTCAAATGCGTAGTCAACTAATGTATAGTTTATTTCCCCTCTTTTTGCTGGAAGAAATAAGATAGGACATATTTCAATTACTTCATCTTTATCTATATCCTGTGTTGCAAAAACCCCTAAACCATGTATAGGGCTTTCTTTAAATTCAATCTTGTGTTGTTTTTTCTTTTCCATTTGAAATAAAATATAATTATTAATAAGGTATTTATCAATAAGATTAAAATTAATTCATAATGGCGGAAAAATTAGTTCCTATAACAAGACTCGGTAAATTTTTTGGTGGTGAGGACTATGCCTTAGATATTGGTATGGGGGAAGAGTGGCTTATAGGGGATATGAACTTTACTGTTATTCTTTATAGAATCGATAGATACAAAACCAAAACCGATGATGTTTATGGTGAAGTTTTAGAAGATGGAATACAATTTTTAGCACCTGTTGAACTCAAGGGTTTAGTTCAAGTTATGGCACCTACAAACAAAAGTGTTGGTAATTCTAGAGTTGAAATACAAGAACCAGGTAATATGAAATTTAGTATCTATCAAAAAACTTTGGATGATATGGGCGTTGAGATATTCATGGGTGATTATTTTGGATATTATGAAAGTGAAGATAGAGTTAGATATTATGTGGTTAGTGATGATGGATATGTAAAATCAGATAATAAACATACCTATGGTGGATACAAACCTTTTTATAGAACTGTTACTGCAACATGGGTAAGTGAAAACGAGTTCAACGGAATTTAATATGCCTTTACCAAAACAAGTAATACCTACACTTCCTTTAGTTCCGAAGAAGACTTTATCGGAAAGAAGGGAACAATTATTAGAATACATCAATAAAGACGGTACCTACCTTCCTAAGTCTGTTCTACATGCAGATTTGGATAGGGGTATGCTCGACTTTGTTAAAGGGGATTTACAAGTTGTTACCGCGGGTAAGATAGTCCCGATGATTGATATAATTCTAACAACACAGAACTGGTCTCAATATGTTGAATCTGCAACCTTTGTAAACTTGGATTATAATGCGGAGCCTCCTTTCATTACTCTTGTTAGACAACCTGAAGTAAAGTACGGTACAAATCCATCACTTCAATATACTATTCCAAATAGAAAACAATTCTATTATGCGTCAGTTCCTACATGGAATGGTAACGAACAAGGTATGGACATTTATACAATTCCTCAACCAGTTCCTGTTGATATAAACTATAGTGTTAAGATTGTTTGTAATAGAATGAGGGAACTGAATCAATTGAACAAAGTTGTTCTCCAAAAGTTCTCATCAAGACAAGCCTACACTTTTATTAAGGGTCAGTATGTTCCAATAATCATGAACAATATCTCTGATGAATCTCAGATGACTTTGGATGCGAGAAAATATTATATTCAGAGCTATGACTTCACCATGTTGGGATATCTAATAGATGAGGAAGAGTTCCAAGTAAAGCCTGCCATTGCGAGACTTGCACAAGTTGTCGAAGTTGATACTTCTTTATTTAAATCAAGAAGAAAAAAATATCCAGAAAACCCGTCGGAGTTTTTATCCAACTTTCTTTATGTTAGTGGTGTTACAAGTTTGTCTGAAATAATTGATTTTACTGCAGACATGACTTGGATTGGGTCAGAAAATATTTCTAACTTTGATGTTTATATAAATGGAGATTATTATGGTTCAAATGTTAATAAGATTCAAATCACAACAAATGATACTTTAACAATATCTGTAACCAAAAATGATAACACTCAGGAGGGATTAATTAAGTTTGATTGTAACTTAGTTTAATTTTCCCCGTAGACATCTTTCTTTTCCTTACACTTCTCGATAATAAGATTTTCAAGAAACTTATAAATTTTTATTCCCCTCTTATCACAGTATTTTTTCAATATATCGTGGGACTCAGGTGATATCTTTATGTTCTTTATTTCCTTCTTTGTTTTCATAGGCAGAAAAAAGGTAGAATTTATTCTCCCTGTTTACAAATAGATATCTAAAAGTCAAGTTTTTTCAATCAGATATGAATATTTATCAATAAAATAAATCTGCAAAGAACAATTTTATAATGGCAACACAAGTAAATCAAAAAGTATATGTATCACCTGGAGTTTATACCTCCGAGACAGATTTGTCCTTCGTGGCACAAAGTGTCGGTGTAACTACATTAGGTTTGGTTGGTGAGACAATTAAAGGTCCAGCATTCGAACCAATTTTCATCACGAATTATGACGAGTTTCAAGCCTATTTTGGCGGAACAGAACCAACAAAATTTGTGAATACACAAATCCCAAAATATGAAGCGGCTTATATAGCTAAGTCATACCTACAACAATCTAACCAATTATTCGTCACAAGAATTCTTGGATTGTCTGGTTATGATGCGGGTCCTTCATGGAGTATCAAAGTTAAAGCAAACGTTGACCCAACAACAATTGGATTCAACCCTGCAACACCAACTCCTTGGTCTGTGAATTTTACATTCAATTCATCGGCTAACACAATCACATTTGGAAGTGCATTCCCAACACCAATTCAAAGTAATCTAACAGAACAATATAGAATGTTCGATGGAAGTACTTCCAATATTCAAGCAGATATCATAGGATTTATTAACGACATTATTGCGAACAACAGTGTTTCAGGTAATACAGGTAACATTTATGGTACATTACCTGAAGGTGATTTTTACGCTTTTTTAGCACAGTATCCTAATCTTAACAACGTTTATGATACTAATAGTATGAACGTTGCGGCTAACGACTTAACTGATTCTGATAACGATGCTTGGTACTACGCAAACTTTGATAACTACAGTGGAGATAACTACTCGGGTTATTCAATGGATTATGTAGTAACTGCAATCGCATCTGGAGCAAGTTCAACATATACTGGTACTTTATCAGGTAATGTTTATAATTGGTCAGGTACAGCATTTACAGATTACAACAACATGGTTGTTGGAACACTTCGTTCAAGAGGTATTTCTCTTTTTGAAAATAGTTCTACAAGTAATGCTCACGGACCAATTTATGAAGTTAACTCAGGTGGAACAGTTGCAGGTTTAAGTGCACTTACAATGGTATGTAGTGGACAATATTCAGGAGTGACTAAAAATCCTTATGAAACATTCTTACTTTCAGGTGTAACCAAAGATAATGATACTTTCAGTTTCGAATTATCATTAGCAGCGGCTTCATCTAAATTTATAACTAAAGTTTTAGGTTTCGATAACTTCGGTAAGTCAAGACAAGAAGTTCCTGTTTATGTTGAGGAAGTTTACCCATCGTCTTTAGCTTACGCATACAATCAAAGTTACATTCGTGGATTAGATTGTGAGTTAATCGGATTACCAGGAGCGCGAACAGAAGATTCAAGTTCAATCGCTTACAACTTAGAAAAGTATCAATCACCTATGACTCCATATTTGGTTTCAGAATTGAGAGGTAATAAGGTATACAAATTATTCAGATTTATTTCAATATCTGACGGAGACGCAGCAAACGTTGAAGTTAAAGTTTCAATCGCTAACCTTTCTTTCAATAACATGACTTTTGATGTTCTTGTTAGAAATTTCTTCGATACAGATGCTAATCCAATAGTGATTGAGAAATTCACTAACTGTAACATGGACCCTAACTCTAACAACTTTGTTGCTAAGAAGATTGGTTCATCAAATGGTGAATACGCTCTTATTTCAAAATACATAATGGTTGAGATGTCTGATGAAGCTCCAATTGACGCATTACCTTGTGGTTTCTACGGTTACACACAAAGAGAATATGCTTCAGTATCGAACCCTTCACCTGTACCTCAATTCAAAACAAAATATTATTTCCCTGGTGAAACAATTGCTAACCCACCGTTTGGTACACCAAATGGAGATAACTCAGTTGAGTCTCCTGGTGATGTAGTTAGAAGAACTTATTTAGGTTTTTCTACATCAATAGGTATTGATGAATCTTTCTTAACATATAAAGGTAAACAAAATCCCCAAAGCTGGATTTTAGCACCAGCACCTGTTGAAGGTGCATCTTGGAACTACCTAAGTAAAGGTTTCCACATGGACTCAGGAGCAACAGTTGTATCAATTGCTAATTCATATCAAACAAGTGGTAGTCCAGCATTTGAGTGTGGAGTTGCAGACTTCAGATTCGACCCAGAGACTCAAGAAAATCCTTACTACTTCATTTACTCAAGAAAATACACAGTATGTTTTGCAGGTGGATTCGATGGTTGGGATATCTACAGAGAATATAGAACAAATGCGGATAGATTCCAACTTGGAGCTTCAGGTTACTTAGCAGGAGCTGCGGTTTCTACAAGATACCCGACAGCGACAGGTCAAGGATTGTTCAAGAGAATTGTAGTTGAAAACAACACACAAGATTTTGCAAACACTGACTACTACGCTTACTTACTTGGTATTCTTTCTTTCAGAAATCCCGAAGCGACAAATATCAACGTATTTGCAACTTCAAGTATAGATTACGTTAATAACTCAAACTTGGTTGAAGAAGCGATTGATATGATTCAATTCCAAAGAGCGGATTCGGTTTACATTGCTACAACACCTGACTATCAGATGTTTACACCAGATGGAACAAGTTCACTAGACATTATCTACCCTCAAGAAGCGGTTGATAATTTGGATAATACAGGAATCGATTCTAACTACACAGCAACTTACTACCCATGGATACTTGTGAGAGATACTGTTAACAACACACAAATTTACTTACCACCAACAGGTGAAGTTTGTAGAAACTTAGCGTTAACAGATAACATTTCATTCCCATGGTTCGCATCAGCGGGTTACACAAGAGGTCTTGTTAACTCAATCAAAGCGAGAGTTAAGTTGACTCAAGAAGATAGAGACACTCTTTATCAAGGTAGAATCAACCCAATCGCAACTTTCGCAGACGTAGGAACTGTAATTTGGGGTAACAAAACACTTCAAGTGGCAGATACAGCACTCAACAGACTTAACGTTAGAAGATTGTTGTTACAAGCTCGTAAGTTGATTTCAGCGGTTGCGGTAAGATTGTTGTTCGAACAAAACGACCAAGTAGTTAGACAACAATTCTTGGATAGTGTAAACCCAATCCTTGATTCAATCAGAAGAGATAGAGGTCTTTACGATTTCCGTGTGACTGTATCATCTTCACCTGAAGACTTGGATAGAAATACATTAACAGGTAAAATTTATCTTAAACCAACGAAGGCGTTAGAATTCATAGATATTGAGTTCTTCATCACACCAACAGGTGCTTCGTTTGAAAATATCTAATAAAAACGGGGGGACCAGTTCCCCCCATTTTTTAGCCAAATAGAATGAAAAAAGAATTCACAGAAGGGTTCAAAGACGAGAAAACCCCAGACTTAAAATATTACGCTTTTGACTGGGACGATAACATTGTGCACATGCCAACCAAGATTGTTCTTAAAGATAAGAAGGGAAAAGAAGTAGGTATGTCCACAGAAGACTTTGCGGAGTTCAGACACGAGGTTGGAAAAAAAGATTTCGATTACAACGGTCATACAATTGTGGGATATGCAGAAAATCCATTTAGAAACTTCAGAACAGAGGGAGATAAAGACTTTTTGATTGATTCGATGAAAGCCAAAGTGGGACCAGCATTTAATGATTTTAAAGAAGCGATTAATAATGGTTCGATTTTTTCTATAATTACAGCCCGTGGTCACAACCCTGAAACACTAAAACAAGCGGTATACAATTACATTGTGAATGACTTCGAAGGTATTTCAAAAGACGAACTTATTAAGAATCTTAAAAAATATAGGTCTTTCTTAGGCGAAGATGAAATGTCGGACAAAGAATTAATCGATTCATATTTGTCCCTCAACAAATACCACCCCGTTTCTTTTGGAGACGAAAAAGGGGCGACAAATCCTGAAGAGGCGAAGGTGAAAGCGATGAACGATTTCGTGGATTATATCAAAGGTATGGCTGCGATACTTAATAAAAGAGCCTGGTTAAAAAATGATATAGGAAATAAATTTGTTCCTACTAAACCTCTTATTGGTTTCTCTGATGATGACCCTAAGAACGTAGAAGTAATGAGAAAAGCATTTAAAGATAAACCAGATAATTTAGTAAAAACTTATTCTACTGCTGGAGGAATTAAAAAGGAAGTGCAATAAATGTACTTTTTTTAAAAATTGAAGTAAATAGAAAAATTTTCGATATACCTATATTTATATCATATAAACACTGAAAACAAAAATTTAATAATATGGCTGATTTACTGATGAAAATGCCGATACCTTACGAACCGAAACGTCAGAATCGATTCATCTTAAGGTTTCCTTCAAGTTTGGGGATTAATGAGTGGTTTGTAGAGACCGCGGCAAGACCTTCTATCAAAATCGCAGCAACTGAAATTCAGTTTCTTAATACATCAACTTTCGTTGCGGGTAGATTCAATTGGGACCCAATTTCTGTGAAGTTCAGAGACCCAATCGGTCCATCAGCAGCTCAAGCACTTATGGAATGGGTTCGTCTTCACGCTGAATCTGTAACAGGTCGTATGGGATACGCTGCGGGTTATAAAAAAGACATCGACCTTGAGATGCTTGACCCAACAGGTGTGGTAGTTGAAAAGTGGATTCTTTATGGAACATTCCTAACTGATGTTAACTTCGGTGCATTAAGTTACGCTACAGACGCACTTGCAGATATCACTTGTAGTTTGAGAATGGACAGATGTGTGTTAGTTTACTAATACTATATACAAAAATTTAAAACCTTTTATATTTAACCGTAAAGACATAAACTTTACGGTTATTTTTTTTATATGGACGAACAATCAAGACAATACGGTCAACAAAATTTGACCCTTCCCCACGACATGGTACAGTTACCCTCGGAGGGACTTTTTTATAAAAACAAAAAGAAAGCGGTTAAGGTGGGATACCTCACAGCGGCTGACGAAAACATTCTTATGGGTGGAGGTTTAGACCTTACATATAATTTACTTAGAAGTAAGTTGTATGAACCAGATATGAAAATTGAAGATATGTTGGAAGGTGACGTTGAGGCTATTTTGGTATTCTTAAGAAACACAGGCTTTGGTCCTGAGGTTGAACTTAATTTAGTGGACCCTCAAACAAAGAAACCATTCAAAACAACTGTTGTTTTGGACCAACTATCAATTGTTAAAGGACAAACTCCAAGTGATGACGGAACATTTATTGTAACACTTCCAAAGTCAGAAGCGACTGTTAAGTTAAAACCAATGACTTATGGAGACATTAATGAGATTCAAAAAATGATTGATTCTTATCCTCAAGGTAGAACGGCTCCAAGAGTTACGTGGAGACTTAATAAAGAAATCGTAGAAGTGAACGGAGTTACCGATAGAGCTGAAATTGTTAAATTTGTTGAATCAATGCCAATTGGAGATTCCAAATTTATCAGACAATTTATGAACCAAAATGAACCAAGACTGGATATGACCAGAGAAGCAATAGCCCCATCAGGAGAAAAACTAACAGTAAATGTTGGTTTCGGGGTGGAGTTTTTTCGTCCTTTCTTCTGATTATAGAAAAGGGCAAATAGACGAATTCTATTATCTTAACAGATTATTGGGAATTACTTGGACGGATTTTGAAAAAATGCCGTTGTTTGTTAGAAAATATTTGTTAGATAAATGGCTTGAAGATAATAAGAAGGACTGAAAAATCAGTCCTTTTGTATTTATATAACATATGGCAAAAGATAATTTTAACTTTGGTGAGGGTACACAGAATAGTGATGATATAGGTAGTTTTGGTGAAAACCTCAAAAAGATGCTTAACATCGGTGTGAGGGATTTTGCCGACGCCATAACAAGACTCACCGACGGAGCTAACCAAATCAACAAAACCTTTACTCAAGGTAGACAAAGAATTGTTGAATTACAACAATCAATAGCTGATACAGTTCCTGGTGTAAACCGAATCGGAGGTAGCTTACAAGATGTTACTGGTACAATAAATAAAATTGCAGAAGCTTCTAGAAGGAACGTAATTGCGAATAGCCGAGATGTCGAAAAACTTGTTGCAGCTAATAAGGTATTAGGTGAAGATGCTGAAGTTTTAACAAACGCATTCCTTGATGTTGGAATGAGCGTTAGCCAGATTGGTCCTCAATTAGAAGAGTCAATTAAGTATGTTCAAAGTATAGGTGGTAATGCGTCTGAGGTTGTGAAGATGATGAGAACCAATATGGACCAACTCAATCGTTATCAGTTCGAGGGAGGAGTTCAAGGGTTAACAAAAATGGCTGCTCAGGCGTCTATGTTGAGGTTCGACATGAACGAAACCTTTAGACTAGCGGACAAAGTTCTTTCTCCCGAAAACGCAATTGAAGTAGCATCAGCCTTCCAAAGATTGGGGGTTTCCGCTGGCAACCTTGTTGACCCATTCCAATTGATGAACCAATCAATCAATGACCCATCAGGTCTACAAGATAGTTTGGCTCAAGTATCAAAACAGTTTACTTATTTTGATGAGAAAACAAAGTCTTTCAAAATTAATCCACAAGGTGTGATGATATTGAAAGAAATGGAAGCTCAAACAGGTGTAAGTGCCAAAGAAATGAGTAAGATGGGATTAGCCGCCGCGGAACTAGATAAAAGGTTATCTGCAATAAGCGCCGCAGGACTTAAAGTTGGTAGTGAAGAAGACAAACAGTTCTTGGCTAACATCGCCAAAATGGGTGAGGGAGGTGAATACGAAGTTCAAATTAAAGACGATAGAGGACAACAACAAACAAAAAAACTATCGGAAATAACCCAACAAGAATTTGATAAGTTAATCAAAGAACAAAAAGAAGGACCTCAAACCTTAGAAGAGTTGGCAAGAAGTCAAATGAATTTAACCCAACTCATGGAATCTGATGTATCTGCAATCCGAAACAAGATAGTTGGTGGTGTTGCATCTGCGGCTCCTATAGGAAGAGGCATGGAGGGTTTAAGACAAATCACAGATGCGATTGGTGGGGCACTTACTAATGTGAAAGATGGTGTTGTTGGAGACGTTAGGGGAGGTACTGAAAAGTTCATATATGGTACAGAGAAATTCCAAAAAGATTTCATGGACCCCAATAAGAACAAATTACAAGTACTTCAGGAATACGGAAAAGAGTTTGGAGACACTTTGAAGTCTATGGGTGTTAACATCATGGACAAATTAAAAGTTGTATCAGCAGAAGCGAAAAAAAATATCAAAGGGGACGATATATTTTCAAGAACAGCATCAGGATTATTAAGTAAGGTTCCAGCTTCAAGTACTGACGTAAACACAACAACAAGTCAAAATAGGACACAACAAGTCCAACAAGAGGTCAAATCAATTGCACAAAATTATGGGGCAACAACATCATCTAAGGTTGAGATGGGTGGAAAAATTGTTATTGATGTTAACTTAAACGGAGCACAAGGATTGACGACAATACAAATCCAAGAATTACAAAAAATATTAGCCGACAAATTTAGAGAACTTAATATACAAAATTATATCGTTAATATTTCAACCCCACCAGACGCAATGGGTAAACCCAAGTAATAAAAAAATACTCAATTACCTATTTATAGATAAAAGGATAAATGCCTAGTTTACTCGAATTCAGTAATTCATCTTCGTTCAGAAAAAAACTCCTTACGAGGAACCTAACTCCGTATGCTAAGGCTCCTAATAGGCCAACCTTACCTATTGATACAGAATATATTCAAACTGATAGTTCTGTACAGGACAGTCCTGACCAATTAATTGATAACCCAAGTTTTGCAAACAAGTTGTATCCACTTAATCAGTGGGGAGCTGAGGGTGGATTTAAACAAGTTCCTGACCCAACAGGTTTATTAAATAACAAATCCAATAAAGGTGAGTATGGTCCTGGACAACAAGATGCAAAGATTGTAGACCAATCTCAAGTTGCTGCTCAAAGAGGGTTTGGGTCAATTTCACCTGCTTGGAAACCTCTCAACGCATATGCCAATGGAACTCAAACATCACTTGATAGTGGTGAGTACATTACACAACCTGACTTTGTTAGAGGTGGCACAAGACTTTATAATAACCAACCATACCCAACCACCTTTAACCCATCTTCATACGGACCTGTAGGGATTTTATTATCAAGAGACCCACAAGGAAGTAATGGACTTTTGAGTCAAGACTCCTTCATTGCTAGATTAGGTGCTGAGACTCTCAGAAAGTCTTTCCAAGATAGAATAGCCCAACAAATATATCAAAACACTGCGGCTCGTGCCAATCTATTCAGTGTTGATAGTGGAACCGACGCGTTGAATATTATTACAGGTAGAGTACCTTTAATTGAACCTAATTGGACGATTACAGTACCGTCAAATCCGATATTAGCTGCAACAGACTTTGCACTAAGACTTGCGGGTAG